AGTCATTAATATTCTGCCAATAAAATAACTCGGTATAATTATTAGCATTACTTTTTCTAGCTTTTTAAAGCTCTTTCCTAATTTTGCAGCTTTGCTTAGTTCTTTCATTATTCCCTAATTAAAATTAAATCTAACTCATCAGCAACATAATTGATATGCTTCTGTGTAGTTTGTGACCAATACCCTAATTGTATTAAATCGTTTGATTCGATTGTAGCAACGTGAGTATTATAACTCCACACTTGGTTTCCTCTGATTGATAAATTTTGTTTGTACTTTTCTAAATGTCTCATATTGTTATTGTTTAATTATTATATAACAAATATAAAACTAATTTACTTTATAAACAAATAATTTAATAACTTTATTTAATGAAGTGTATATCTACCGAAGTTGGGTCTGCTTAAAATAGAGTAAGTCGCATAACGACAGGGGTCAATAATATGATTATGCTTGTCTTCTGGAATATTAACCAACATACCTGTTTTATCTTCCCTCCACTTATAGTTTCTAAATTCACTAATAGCATTATTTGATGATGACAGTATGTGTATCTTATATCTCTTTAATAAATCAATACCTGCGTTTACTGAATCTTTACCTTTGATACTAGGGAATATATTATGCCCCATTCTTCTTAACTCTCCTATGAGCCGAGGTTCAGCCGAGTCAGCGTATATAGGGTTGTTTAAGAGCTTTTCTTCTTTTAAAAAGGTATTTATATCATTAGTGGTCATTTGCGTTCTATACAGGTGTTCTTTGATATATAGATTATGATTATCAATATAAACAGAAACTAAAGTGGTTGGGTCATTTGTGTAACCAAAATCCATTCCGTATGCTATTAAGTTTGCATCAACAGGGATTTGATTTACCTCAACGTAACTAAATATTGTGCTTCTACTAGCTGACCTTTCTCCTAATCCATAAACTTCCCAATATTGCTCATCGGTGTCTTTCAGCCTTTCTATTTCTTTTATAATAGAATCTTCAACAAATGGATTATCTAAATAAGTAGTCTTAAAAAAAGCACAATCTTCTCTAGGTATTACTTTGTCATATATCCAGTGATACTCATCAGATGGATTGTAATCCAGTATTATCTTGTCTTGAGTTCTGAATACTAATTGTTGCCAATCTTCAAAATATAATTCATTCGCTTCATTGATGAATAGTAAATCCCTTTTCCTTCCTCTAATTTTTTGTGGTTGGTCTAAAGATATAAACTCAATCAAGTTATCAAACAAGTGATATTCAGAGTTTGATTTATTATGAAACTTCTCACTATAAACTTTATGTTGCTGTAATATAGATATAAAATCCCTTAGAACTGTAGCTCTTAAACTTGGAAAAGTTTTTCGACAGATAGTTACTATCTTTCCATTATTGTTTGTGCAATATTGAAATATAATCCAAAGAATGATATTGTATGTTTTGCCTGACCTTGTGCCACCTTGCTCAACTACAATCTTTTTTTTATTATCTAATAAATGCTCATAGACAATATTAGTCTCTATCTCTATCTCTTCCAATTATTTTTATTTGAAAGTTAGTGGGCATACCTTCTGCTCCTGTTATCTCTTGACGTTCTACATACCCTCTATTTTTGCCTTTTGTTTTTAGGTAAAATATTGTAGCTGCTGTACTATTATAATCTCTTATCTGTTTATGTAAATGACTTTCTGCGAAGTCTAAAGCTATGTTTTCAATATCTCTTACCTCAGCTTCAAAATCCTTATCTTCTCTCATCCATTTATAGAATGTGCTTCTAGGTATATCAGCTTTCTTACAAGCTACTGTTACTATTCCTAAACTTTTTTCTAATGCCTTTAGCATTGATTCCTTTTTTATGTGTCTACTTTTGTCCATATTATTTATCAAATCCCTTTAGTGGGTAAAAGATTAAACTGTTTCTGTATGCGTTTTCGTTATGTTGAATTATCTTAGTTACTCCGTGAATATTATACCAAGCAGGATATACTAAAATACTATTATCAGCTTGTTCAAATGTATGATTAAAATCTGGAACACATAAAGCACCCCCTTCTGTGTCTTTTCTTTTGGTTAATATTACGTTTACTGTATTCTTTAAGTTTCCTCTATCTTGGTGGAATGGTGCTGCTATATTATAATTAGATATACTACTTGTGAATAGCTTTCCAAACCTGTATTTTGGTAGTGTCGTTTCTTCTATTAGTTTTTTCTGTGATGCGTATTGTTCAGGCATATATTTTTCTATCAGTTTTTCAGACTCTTGACAAGCTAATAACATTGCTTTAATAAATGTCTTTGCCTTTGTGTTTGTATGAACTGCTGAAACCGAGTTGTAAGGTCTTCTAAGGTGTGCTTTTGCTAGAACACCACCTAATATAGTTGACATCTGTACGGTGCTTCTTGCCTTAGCTTCGGCTCTTGAAATTCCATATTTCTGTTGCATCTTATAGACATCTGCCCTTTCTAATAATGACTTTGGAACATTCTTACTTAAGAACTCTTTATTGGCTATTGTAATGTATTGCTTTAATTTGTCTGGTAAGTCGGTTAAGTAAAACCCAATAATCTTTTCGTTGTATTCTAATAAGCAACTTTCTGTTACTGTAGGTGGAACAAAATCACATCTCTTACCTATTTTTATATCGTGTTCAATTAATTTTAATTTTAATGTTTTCATTTTGCATTATTATTTAATCTTAATTCTAAATATTTGCTTTTCCTATGTGGGTTTATTTTTATTAAATTAGGATATTTCTTACATAAATATAAAGAAGATTTATTTTGTTCTTCTTCTGTTCTATTATCTACCATTCCTCCTGCACCAGTATAGTAAGTGGTTTTTGTTGCAATCATATTTAATCTCACAACTTTACCAAACTTAATAAAGTGCTTAATCGTTCTTTCATAATCTTCTTTCTCTTCTAAAATTAAAGATAAAGATATATCATTATCTATTATTATACCAAAACAAGCACCAACGCATAATTTTAAATTAGTTGATATTTTATTATCCATAAAAAAATGATTATCAACTGCACCTACTCCAAATAATTTTGTTTTATTTTTCAGGCATTCATTAAAACCTATACGAATTACAGAATCCAAATCAGTTAATACTTCGGTTTTTTTTCCTTTTTTAATTTTTAAACTATCAATATCATCGTCAAATTGCATAATAAAATCCCCTTGATTATAAAAAGTTTGTATAAAATTTCTTTGCTTATGTAATAATTTAACTCCAATAAAAATATTAATACCTATTTCTTTTAAATATTTATAATCTTCATACTCTTTTTTATTAGCTACAAATACATCTATTATTTTTGTATCTATCTTACAAACATCAATCAAATAATTTAATGTTCTTTTCCTAATTGCTTCTGGTCTTTTATAAGAGGGTACTGCTATTCTATATTTCATCTTTTTTTAAATAAAAATTATTATTATTTTTAAGAGTTTTGCTAGTGTTTTCAAACCATCCTCCTGTTACATAATTTTCAAAATAAAAATCATTCTTATTATAATTTTTCCAATTATTGTTTCTCCATTTTGTATATATTAAATTTGTTTCTGGTTTATATTTTGGTAAAATCTTTTTAAAAATTTTAGAAACATATCTCGGACCTGTTGTTTGTAAAACAAATCTACCTTTCCAATTATCATAAATTTTATTAGATGCTTTTATATTATAATTTGGCTCACATAAATCCATTAATATTTCAAACAATTTAAACTTTTTTACTGCTCCAAAAAAATCGTTTTGTATTATTTCATTATGTTTAGGTATAAATTTTTTTAAACTATAACCGATAAATTTTTTATCTAATAAATCATCTAAACTTTTTAAATTAATTAAATCTAAATCAGCATAAAACCCACCATAAATATATAAAACAGCAAACCTCATAAAATCTATCCTTTGAACATCATATCTCATATTTATATAGAAATCATAATATTTAGGTAATTCTTTTTTTATTAATTTTTCTGAACTTTTTTTATTCCAAAGTATATGTTTGTATTTAGGGTTATGAATTTTTATTTCTTTTACACTTTTATTATAAATAGCAATATCATCTATTTTTTTATTATATAAATCAAAATATATTTGATGTATTATTTTAGGAATCATATTTTTTCATTGCTTTATAAAATAAATCAGGCATATTTACATCTTTATTTTTTAGGCTTTCGTAAAGTTCTTTGATAGGTTCAAATCCCTTTGCAGGAAACTCAAGTATTATAGACTTTTTAGTTTGGTCATATAAACTATCTATTTGTTCTTCTAAATCTATTTCATCTAAAACACTATAATCAATCTCTTCTTCAGGCTGCCAAACATCAATTCCCCAGTCTTTTAATTCTGCTGTGTCCCAACCATTAGCAAGTATATCCCAATCCCATTCTCCAAATCCTACATTGTCTTTTATCACAAATTGTTGTAGTTGTTTTTCTGTTAGGTTTTCAGCCTTAATTATATACACTTCTTTCAGCCCTATTTGTTGACAAGCCTTGTATCGCATATTACCTCCAAGTATAATATTTTTTTCATCAACTACAATTGGTCTGAGTTTTAACATCTCTGGAAACTCTATAATTGATTTAACTAATTTTTTGAATTTATCATCTCTAATTAATCTAGGATTATTAGGGTTTGATGATATTTGATTTATTTTAACTTTCTGTATCATAATTATATAACGTATTATTTATTAAGTTTTTGCTTCCATACCCAACTTTTTTTGAGTGCGTCTATTTTTTCTCTAACATCTTCCTGTCTATGTTTAGGTAAAGATGTGATGTCTTTTATTAATGGATTGTTTAATTGTTCTGCAAGAGTCAAGTATTTTTTTTCCATATTATTATACTTGTTTTCTAAATAATGAACTTTGTCAATTTCATCATAATTTAGATGGCTCTTAAAAATAAACATATTTTCTATCTCATCTAGTTTTTTATTGTCTTTTTTATATATAGGGTACATCTTAACTAAGTGAATACAAGTAGCGTGGTCCATATCTTTTCCTTTTGACTTAAAGAAGTTTGCAATATTAGTCCATCGCATTAGTAATTTTTCCCTTAATAAAAAACATAATAAAGCTCTATACTCTACGTGCTTCCTTTTCCTAGTGTTTTCAAATATATTGAACCCTGCTATTTTGACGATGTTATCGCCAATATCTTCTGGTCTGTTTGACTCCATTTTTTTTATATTGTTTTGATTAAATCAGCAACTGTTTTCCAGTCTTGAGTTGTGCTATTATTTTTATTTTTATATAACTCACGAAAAGAATTTAGAGCATCTTCAATTCTTTGTTTCTTTGTTTTATTATTATTCTTAAATTTTATAGGCAATCTGTCTGTCAAATCCCACTCTATAACATTCCTGCCTGTAACACTACATTTTTTTATACCTTTTTCATAAATAACTCCTAAATCTCTTAATTCGGTAAATCTTGAACTTACTCCAAAGACTCCAAATGTAGTTTTAGCGTTTCTTATAGCTTCTGAAGATGTACAAGGAGCTGATGTATATAAAGACTCATAAACCTCTAATCTTCTTTTTGAGAGTAAGCCTTCTGATTTAATTTGTTTATAGCAATCTATTGATGTTTGTCTTATGTTCATTCTGTCCTTAGTTTTAATAAATGGTAACATTCAACATACTTTTGCCTAGCTTTACCTTTATATTCTTTGATAAATAATTCGTATAGTTTTCTCTCATAAACCTCTAATCTTCTTTTTGAGAGTAAGCCTTCTGATTTGATTTGTTTATAGCAATCTATTGATGTTTGTCTTATGTTCATTCTGTCCTTAGTTTTAATAAATGGTAACATTCAACATACTTTTGCCTAGCTTTACCTTTATATTCTTTAATAAATAATTCGTATAGTTTTCTTGTGTATTGATATTTAGTTTGACATTCTGAGTAATATTTTTCTGCAAACCTTTTACCTTTACCCATAAAGTAGTTGACATTGTCTGCTCCATCTCCTGCGATACATTGCTCGTAAAAGTTATACATCGCTTCATCTTCTGATATATCTAAAATCACTTGATGTTTGTAGTGATAATTATACATTAAACAAGGGAACTGCTTATAATCTTTATCTATAGAAACTATCATTACATTATCCCTACCGATGTCTTTAGCTAAATTATACCAATACCTAGCCACTAAGTCATCAGTTTCTACACCGAACCCATATATACTATCGTATTGATGTTTAACGTAATCGTGCATCTCGTGTAATAATGGAGGTAGCTCTGCTTTTTTTCTATTAGCTTTATACGTTGGTGTTATTAGTTTTCTAAAATTACCTTTACTCCCATTAAATGTTATGACTTTTTCTATATTGTATATCTCTTCTAGTCTATTTACGATAGCCATATATTGCTCATCAAACTTATTTCTAGCATCAGCTATGTCAGAAAAATATCTTTCATCGTCAGGTGTCTCTCTTTTTTTATAACAACTAGCGAACACTAAGCTATCTGCATCTACTAATAATATCATTCTGTTATTTCTTTACGGATTATTTGCCCTTCTAAATCAACGATTATATAATTATGTTCTCGTAAAAGTTCAATCGCTTTATTAATTTCTTTTGCTTTTTGACGATAATGGTCAAATATTTCGCTTTCAAATGCGTTTGGTTTTATGTTCATATTAAATCTTTTAATGGTAATAATATTCCTTGACTTGTATTATTATCTCCACCCTTGACATCTCTATTAGTGCCTAGATGTTTTCTACATAAATCTTTTAATTCTTTAGTAGATATTAGAATTATTTTGTGATTACTTAGTATGTATGCATACCATTCAGATTGTGT